GCAAGGTTATGCTCAGCGTTGACTTTGATGCGTCAGACTCGACTCCTACGTCGAAGCAACAGGTATTAGATACCGAACCTCATATTGACGGGATGCCATGTACCGAGCAACTCGTCTTAAGAGTGGATTGCCGACAAATGTGTCGGCAAGACGGATGCTTTGTCCGTCCCGGCGCCCAGCCGGCCAATACAGATATTAAGACATATGATGCTGGAAACTTTTATGTTTCCACATACGGTAACACTAACACCAGCGTTGTTGGCGAGCTGCGTGTTCGTTATAAGTGTTTACTCTCCGTTCCGGTTCTTGAACCAGCGGGGACACCGTCTCCTGGACAACCGGGATCATATTTGCAACTCACCTCAAATACTTCAGGTGAGACTGCGGCCGCGACGACTACGGTAGGTACATTGTTTGCATCAGCAACAACTCCTGTCGTCATAGCAAATGGTATCGGTGCGACGATTGCGTCCACTGGTGTCATCACTTTGCTTGCGGGGTCTTACTTGGTTGAAGCAGGTTTTACCGCTTCGGATACTGCTGCTGCTGTTACAGGCGGCACATTGTATCTGAGCATGTCCACAGGAAATAATGTAGTCACCATTACTGGTGCCACGTCAGGGGCTGATTTATCAACTCATGCTGCGTGGATTTCCTATTCTGCACCAATTGTGTGGAATACTTCTATACTCGGTCTTACGATCAATATGGAAGTCGCTTGCACTTATGCTAGCGGTACATGTCTAAACCAAGGTTATATCAAGATTACTCTTCTATAAGAACCTTGTCTTGTTCATCGAAACACTCCGATCCTATACGTACATGTACGTCGCCCAGATCGGTCTTTCCACAGTCTTACTTGTAAGGCTACGGCCATCGCGTGTTATGCGCAGTGTTGATGATGTCGGTGATATTCACGGGCTTCTGATGACAATTAGTTGGAACACATAATGAGTGCTACTCTAATCTGAGTCTTCATACTTGAGAGATATAGATCTATACACGAACAGATGTTACGGTTACAGATATTCTCGTTGAGGTGAATTCACGGTGGTTAGATGCATTCGTTTGTTC